CGGGTCGCTGCTGAATGCCAAGGGGTATGCTCGCATCAAGCAGCCGTTTGATTGCTTGCTGTTTCTGGAAGTTTCATCGCCGAGCCACTTTTTCGAACGGGCGTTGTACAACTTGAGGCTCGGCTGCGATTTGCCGGAGAGCAAGAACAGGTTCCTCGTGTTGGCACCGGTGAAGGGAGAATTCCCGGGGATTGTCTTGTCGAAATTGTTGTTCACCCAGTTCATGTATTCCACTACGGCCTTCTCCCTGGTGTATCCCTCGCCGAGGGTCCTCAGAAGGCATATTGCCATATCGGTGTCATCAGTGGTTTGACCCACAGCGCTGTTCTGCCAGCCGTAAGCCCGGGAGTTGCGCCTAATCGGCATGTCCAACACACCCGTGTACTGAGGAAAGGGCGGGAACTCCACAGGCGCGCCGAGGGCATCTCCTAGAGCGTGCCCGATTATAGCACCCGCGACTCTATCTTTCCGGCCCTCCCCATACCAGATGTCGTCCATCGTATCAGTTGACGTGTTGTCCGGAAACTGGGGATAGAACCAAAGCACCTTGATGCACTCGTATACTCGTTTCGGTTGTATGTTCATATACTTGAGCCTATATTTTTAATATTCACCTCAGGTAAACATGTGGCGACTCGCTCCGTTGGCACGTCCGGCTAGAAAGAGACCCATCGTGCTCAAAGTCAAGGACTAAGTAGTCATTCTAGGAAAATAAAAAAGTTCGCTACGTCTAATAACAACAAAAACATGTCAGCAGTAAATCTACTTCCCAAAGCTAAACTCGCGGCGAAAGGCTTCAGAGACCGCCTACCTGGTTTCGATGACTTTGCGGCGCCTGCGATCGGAGCCATGGTTACCCTCCAGGTTCTCGTAGTTTGGTACACGCAGAAGGCCAAAGATCCGGATCAAACCACCATCCTGCCGGGTGTTAGTGACTCGACCATCGACAAGATGACTTTCGTCCTGCCGATCCTCAATGCCGCGGCACTGCTGATGACGAAGGCGCTTGCCTACTTCGGGGATGAAAAGTGGGTGGCTATCGTGATCGGCCTCACGTGGATTGCGGCGCTGGTTACGAACGTTGTCTTCTCCCTCAATCTGTTCACTAGTAAAAACGAAGACGGCACCAACAAGGTCAAGGGCGTTGATGTTCTCGTCCCGTGGTCCATGTTGGGCATATGCTTCTTCATGATGTTTGCTGGTCTCGGCGGGGCTATCAAAAAGTTTGTGATCTCGTTGAACCCGGTGCTCAGTGCCATGTCGCAGACCATGAGCTCAGTCTAAATAATATTAGCGAGAGCCATGCCATTCACTGACTCTAAAATATAGTATTAAGGTCAAAATCCTTTATTTTAGTATCAACTAAGTTCCCCCACCACACCTCCATCATGAAAGTCATCACTCGCTCCGGGGTCGAAGAGCCCATGCTGTTCGACAAAATTTCCGACCGCCTCCATAAGTTTGTCACCGATCTGGACGAGTGCATCGACGAGGTGGAGATCACCAAGAATGTTGTTCAGCGCATCTACGACGGGGTCACCACCAGTGAGCTGGACGAGCTCACCATCCAGTACTGCCTCCAGCATGCCATGGACCACCCGGACTACGGGAAGTTGGCCAGTCGTGTCGCGATAGACAACCATCACAAGGATACCGATGAGAGCCTCTTGAAGGTCGCAACGACGCTGTACAACAACAAAGACTCGAACGGCGAACTGGCCCCTTTGATATCGGACGAGCTCTACGAGACCATCGCCACGCATCACTCTCTCCTCGACACGTTCATCGACTACGGCCGCGACTTCCTCATCGACTGCTTCGGGTTCAAGACGCTCCACCAAGGTTATCTCCTCAAGACTACGGAGGGTGTGGTTGTCGAGCGTCCCCAGCACCTCTGGATGCGTGTAGCCTTGGGCATCCACAAAGACGACCTCCCCAGGGTCAAGGAGACCTACGACCTCATGTCTCAGAAGTATTTCATCCACGCTACGCCCACGCTGTTCAACGCTGGCACCCGCTTCCCGCAGCTTTCGAGCTGCTATCTCATGGGCGCTGAGGACTCGGTCGAAGGGCTCTACAAATGCCTTGGCGACTGCGCTGTCATCAGCAAGTTTGCCGGCGGGATCGGAGTGCATCTGCACGACGTGCGCTCCAAGGGGAGTTATATCCACAGCACCGGAGGAACGTCCCACGGGCTGCTGCCCCTGCTGAAGACGTTCAACGCAACGAGCCGCCACATCAACCAGTCGGGCAAGCGCAACGGGAGTTTTGCGTTGTACCTGGAGCCGCACCATCCGGACATACTCGAGTTCATCAGCGCCAAGAAGCCCCAAGGCAACGAGGATGCGAGGGCGCGGGACCTGTTCTACGCCCTGTGGATCTCTGACCTCTTCATGCAGAGGGTCGAGGCCGACGCAGACTGGTCGGTGTTCGATCCCGATGTGTGCAAGGGGCTCGCTGGGGTGCACGGGGACGTTTACACGAAGATGTACACAGATTACGAGGCGGCGGGGAAGGCCAAGAGCACCCACCCGGCTCGGAAGATTTGGCATGCGATCATCGAGAGCCAGATCGAGTCGGGCGTCCCCTACATGCTGTACAAAGACTCGGCCAACCGGAAGAGCAACCAGCAGAACCTCGGCACCATCAGGTCGTCCAACTTGTGCGCCGAAATCATAGAGTACTCGGACTCCAAGGAGTACGCGGTCTGCAACTTGGCCTCGGTATCGCTGCCGATGTTTGTGACCGACAAGCAGTTCGACTACGCCAAGCTCCGCAGCGTCGTGGGCGTAATGACACGCAACCTCAACTTGGTGATCGACAGGTCGTTTTACCCGCTCCCGGAGACGAAGCTGAGCAACATGCGGCACCGGCCTATGGGGATTGGCATCCAGGGCCTGGCGGACACTTTCGTGCTGATGGGGTACGCCTTCGACAGCCCGGAGGCGGCGGCGCTCAACGTGAAAATCTTTGAGAACATGTACTTTGCAGCGGTCGAGGCTTCGATGCAAGTCGCCATGGTTTCTGGGCCGTACGCGTCGTACGTAGGGAGCCCGATGTCCAAGGGGCAGTTTCAGTTTGACCTATGGGGTGTCACGCCGTCGGACGACTTGCCTTGGGCGACCCTGAAGGAATCAGTCCTTCAGTTCGGAGTGCGCAACAGCCTCCTGTTGGCTCCGATGCCGACCGCAAGCACCAGTCAGATATTCGGCAACAATGAGTGCATCGAGCCGTTCACCAACAACCTGTATATTCGCCGGACGCTGGCGGGTGAGTTCATTGTGGCGAACAAGCACCTCATGGGGGCGTTGGTGAAGCTCGGGCTCTGGAACGAAGACACCAAGAACCGGCTCATGTTCAACAAGGGTTCGGTGCGCGACATCCCTGGCATCCCGGACGACATCAAGCGGCTTTTCAAGACGGCGTGGGAAATGAAGCAGAAGGTTATCCTCGACCTCGCCGTGGCGCGAGGGCCGTACGTCTGCCAGAGCCAGAGTCTGAACCTGTTCGTCACCAGCCCGACCTTCAACGTGCTGTCCAGCATTCACATGTACGGCTGGAAGAAGGGGCTGAAGACGGGCAGCTACTACATCCGCTCCAAGCCGGCGGCCTCGGCCCAGAACTTTACTATGGACCCCAGCACCGAGGCGCGGCTCCGTGTTGAGCTTCAGGAGGCGAATGACGCTCGGGAAGAGTGCGCGCTGTGTTCCGCTTAAAAGCGCGCTTTATAACACCCTTAGGACATAACCACTCGGGATTTCGTAGCAGTTAAATATAAAATAATCCAAACAATATGGATTTCTTTGATCTCCAAAACAAGTTTCAACTCCTCGCCGGCCACGTGCAATGTGGCAAGACGCGGCACATCCTTGATTATTGCAGCTGGTCCAACGATCAGGGCTCAAGCGCCCTTGTCGTTCTCCAGAACAGCCTGGCCGACATCGTTCAGCTGTGCATGCGGATTGAATCGTACAACATTGACAAGCCCCGGAAGCTCCGGCCGGCTATCGTTTCTGAAATGACGGTGTATGACCCCGACGACCATCGGGTTTACATCATCATCGGCAACAGCAGCCAAGTCAAGTTGTTCTTGGGCTGGGACCCGAAAAATTACCATGTGTGCCTCGACGAGGCCGACATGTGCATCAAATCGTGCAACATCTCCAGCAAGCTGGAGGCCAGTATGGTGCGCTTGAAGACCCGTTGCTCTCACGTCCTAGCCGTGACAGCAACATGTCTTCCAGTTCTGTTCTGCGAAGAGCGCCTCACCTCGGTGAAGACCCTCGACAACCCTGACAATTATTACGGGTACGAGACCCTCGCGAAGATTGCACTGGGACGGGATCCAGTGGCCGAGGCGTACGACGACTTCTGCAAAGAGCCCACGGGCTTGATGCTTCATGTCCAGCACTCGGCCAAGTACAAGCAGCGCAGGTCCGTCTCTGATTTGATAAAGGTGTACCCACAAGTACTGTTTGTCGTGTTCAATGGCGACGGACTGACAATTTACCCGCACCCGTTGCGGCACAAGATTATCAAGACGGTGAAGAAGCAGACTGGCTTCAGCGCCAAGCGGACCGTCGAGGACGTTCCCGTTGTGGTGGACAAGGTGCAATGCAATTTGTACAAGCTTTTGCAGATCATTAAGAAGCGCAAAGTTGCGCTGACGAGCATTGTCGCCGGTCGCATGGCTTCGCGCGGGATCAGCTTTGTGTCGGAAAAGTACGACTTCCATCTGACGCACCAGCTTCTCCTGTGCCCGGCTTCCAAGCACGCCGAGGGCATTGTCCAGAGCCTCCGCATTTTGGGGGTCTACCGAGACAGCCCGCAGCTCAAGCTGTACGCCGAACCTCGCATCTTCAAGATCATCGAGAGAACATACGAGGCGTTCGAGAGCTACACCCGGCAGATAGAAAGCAAGACGTGGGACTTCTCGGCCATCTCCGAAGTGGTCAAGCAGATCGAAGTTCCGCACATCGGGGCTTTCTCGAGGCCGAATGTGATCAAGTTCCTGGAGTTCAACGTCAAGGCCCCCGAGGGCAGCACTTCAAAGACGATGCAGTTCACAGGGCTGTCGGAGTATGCGCCGGAGCCGGAGCCAGAGGCAGCCGACGCGGACGAGAGCGCCTAAAAATTAAAAAAAAAGTTTCCTCATACATATTATAGTCCCAGGCCACGGCGCGCTGGTCCTAACCTTCCCAACCTCTGCTGAGAGCACCCAGGTTTTCTGGGTCTAGGGCTGCGTCTAGGTCAAAGCGGTGCCCGCACAGCTCCACGCAGTCTTTGTTTGAATCGTGTCTACGCCACGCATGTTGGTCGTCTGGATGCTGAATTACAAATGACGGGAGTACATAATGAAGAAGCTTCTGGTATTCTCGAACTGCCATGGGGAACGGTACCTCCAAATTATGAAACGCGATTCCAGTATACTCGATTATTTCGAAGTCGATATTGTTCTCAGCTACGCGCAGCTGGACAACTTTGAAGAGCACAAGCTGAAGTTTCAACAAGCTGACCTTGTGGTGGTCAACAACATCAAAAACTACAATGACTTCACCTTGTCAAACCTCCGCAAGATAATGAAACCCGACGTCCTGCTCATCGTGATCCCCTTCGTACGGTTCAACGGCTACTGGCCAGACGAGGACGTCATGCCATTGTCGAGGATTAGCGCCGGGGTGGTGGAAGATTTTCCGAGAATAGGCACTCGCTCTGCGCAGGAGTACCTGGACTCGCCTGTCACCAGCGACGCTGCCAACGCCCACTTTACGAGGGCCGTAGAAAAGCTAAGGACCATAGAACGTGAATCGGACATTGAATTTGTTGATTTCTTTCTCGAAAATCACACTAGGTACCCGATGTTCAGAGACTACAGGCATCCCACGAGCAACATGCTGGAGCACGTCGGGGCCCAAATTATTGGGGTAGTCAATGAACATTTCGGCTTGGTCGGCACCGGTCGTGGCGCGGTGTTGACAGA